CCGCCCGGTCAGCCAGTGCCCGAGCCGCCAGTTCGCCCCGTCCGTCCAGACGTCGGTCAGCGCCGGGAAAAAGGGATAGGGCCGCGCGTCCCAGGTCCAGGCGGCGCATTCGGGGACGTGCACCATGCGTGCGCCATAGACCGATGACACCGGGTTGTTCGCGGCCTCGCCCCACCAGAGATAGGTCGCCTCGAGATAGGCGCGCTGGATCGCGTCATCGCGCCAGCCCCGGGAGAAATGCGGCGTGAAGCTTTCCGACGACTTCGGGTCGAAGAAGACGTTCGGCTGGTTCGTCCCCCGGTCGATGGCCGGGCAGCCCAGCTCGGTGAACCAGATCGGCCTGGACTGCGGCGTCCATGCCGTCGCCGTCCCGCTCTCCACGCCACCGGGGCGGTTGTAGTGCGGGTTCGACCACCAGGCGCGCAGATCCTTGTAGCGGAAGACCCACGGCTTGCTGGCGGCGCCGTCGGTGATGGGGGTCCGCACTTGTGCAGTGCGATCCGCCGCGCTGGCATAGAACCAGTCGAAGCCTTCGCCGCCCGCGATGTTGGTCTGCAGGTAGGTCCGGTCGTAGATCGCGGGCCAGCCCTCGGCCGCGTCGGCATGCTCGAAGCCGTCGCGCCAGTCCGACAGCGGCATGTAATTGTCGATCCCGACGAAATCGATCTCCGGATCGGCCCAGAGCGGATCGAGATGGAAGAACACATCGCCCGAGCCGTCGCCCGGCTGGTGCCCGAAATACTCCGACCAGTCGGCCGCATAGCCGATCCTGGTCCCGGATCCGAGGATCGAGCGGACATCCGCAAGCAGATCCCGATAGGCCTGCACCGCCGGATAGGTGGACGCGCCCGAGCGGATCGTCGTCAGGCCCGGCATCTCGGTGCCGATCAGAAAGGCATCGACGCCGCCCGCCGCCGCGCAGAGATGGGCGTAGTGCAGCACCATGCGGCGCAGCCCCCAGTCGCCGGACGCACCGGTCCAGCTGACGCTTTCGCCCGAGATATTGAAACTTCCCGGTGTTGCCCCACCGAACAGCGCCGCGACTTGGCTTGCGGCCGTGGCGGTCTTGTCCACCGTCCCGGCGTAGCCAGCAGCCGGAGAACAGGTGATCCGCCCCCGCCACGGAAAAGCGGGCTGGCCGGTCTCAGCGGCGTTGTCGGAATACGGGTTCGGCAGCGTGTTGCCGGGCGGGACATCCATCAGGATGAACGGGTAGAAGGTGACGCGCAGCCCGCGCGCCTTCATCTCCTGGATCGCTTGCACCACCGCGAAGTCGGCGGGCGTGCCGCCATAAACCGGGCGATCCTGATCGTCCCGACTGACGAGGAAGGCACTGGCGCGGCTAACGCCATTCACGGACCAGCTGGCGGGCGTGGTGGATTTGGCCGAGACCTCGACGCCGGGCCGCACCTTGCAGGACCCCGCGCGCAGATCGTCGCCGAACCAGGCGACGACGAGGCTGACGCTCTCGACCGCGGGCGCCATCGCCTGCAGCCGGTCCAGCGCCTCCACCATGTCGGTGGAGGCGGCCAGCGCGTTCAGGTTCTCCGGGACCGTCGCGCCGCCATCGGTCTTGCGGATCGCCTGCGTGGCGTAGGTGAACTCGCCAGAGGCCGGGATCATGGTGACGGCGCGGGTCAGCCCCTCGGCGGTGTCGGGATCGGCGAGCGGGCGGAACACCTCGAAGGACAGCTGCGGCAGGCGGTTGCCGTAGGTCGAGAGCGCCAGTTCCTCGAAGACAACATAGGCCGTGCCGCGATAGGCCGGCGTATTTGCCGCGCCCATCTTGGCTGTGATGAACGGATCGGCCGCTTGGCTCTCGTCGCCCGGATACCAGCGCCATGTGACCCCTGCGGTGTCCAGCAGCTTGCCGTCGGCCCAGATGCGGCCGATGCCGGTGATCGGGCCTTCGCAGAGCGCCACGGCGAAGCTGGCGTAGTAGAGATACTCGGTCGTCTTGACCTTGCCGCCTCCGCCTCCCTTGCCGCCGCCTTGGGTGGTGGTCTTCGTTTCCTCGCGGAAATCGGTCGCCCAAATGATGTTGCCGCCCATTCGCATCCGGCCATAGAGCCGCGGGATGACCGCGCCCTCGGTGGCCGAGGTGATGCGCAGCGTGTCGAGCCGCGCGCCCTCGATGCGCTGGGTCGGCGCCAGCGACGAGATGATCCAGCTGTCGACGACCGAGCCGATACTGGAGCCGATGAAGCCGCCGATGGTCGCGGCGCTGACACCGAGGATCGCGCCGCCGATGCTGCCGCCAATGGCGGCGCCAGCGGCGCCGAGAACGAGGGTGGCCATTTTCGGGTCTCAGCGTTGCGGGAACAGGAAGGCGAAGGCGATGCGTCGCCGCCAGGACTGCGTGAGCGCCTCCTCGATCACGCCGAGTCGCTCGTAGGCGTGGAGGAAGCTGTCGGGCCCCGTGAGGATCCCGACATGCTTTGCGATGGCGCGCGGTTTCATGCGGAAGAGGACCAGCGCGCCTGGACCGCCTGCCGCCGGTGCCACCTCGATCATTATGGCGCGCGCGCCCTCGGCCAGAACTTCGCGCGGGCCGGTCTCGCCCCAGTCCCGGCTGTAGGGCGGAATTGGGAACGGCTCCGGCCCCACCACCTCGCGCCAGACGCCCCGGGCCAGCCCGAGGCAGTCACAGCCGACGCCGCGCAGGCTCGCCTGGTCGTGGTAGGGCGTGCCGAGCCAGGACCGTGCGATGGCGATGACGCGGGTGGGATCGGCCAATGCGAGGGGTTGCGTCACAGCACGCCACCCTCGTGGCCGCCATCCTTCGTGGCGTAGCGGAGAACGGCGTCCTGACCGGGGATGTGCGGGAAACCGCGGAAGTTGAGTGTGTTCGCGAACTTCGCCCCGCAGGTCTCCATGCGCTTGTCGCAGCCCGCGCGGATGGTGAAGGCGTCTCCCTCAGCGATCGCGCGCACCGGCGCTTCGAGCAGCGTCAACACCGCAATCCCGTCCGTCACGTCATGGCCCAGCACTTCGGTGCGCCGCCCGGCGTTCGCGCCGCTCGTCCAGTTCAGCGTACCGAAGGTGAACCAGCCGGAGGCGAACCCGCCGAGGTCCGAGGCGGTGAAGGCCCGGTCGCGCAGCAGATCGATGACGCCGCCCGTGCCCTTGAACGCCGGGTCCTCGAGATCGACGCCGCAGCGCGCATCCCCCAGCGCGGCGTCACAGGTCGCCTGGAAGGTTCGCCCGACCGTCTGGCCAAGGACATGGGCGAGTGAGCGGACCTCGGCGACGAAGGCCAAGCGCCCGCGCCGGATCTGGCCGATGGCGCCGCGCCGCATCAGGACGCGCTGGCCCGTATCCGCCCAGTTCACCCGCCAGACCTCGACCTCGGCGTTGTCCCAGCGGCCGTCGAGGATGTCGGTCTCGGTGATCCGGTCCGATGTCAGCACGCCTTCCGCGTCCTGCGCATCGACCGACAGGTCCGAGCCCGAGCGCACCTCGGACGCAGTCAGCCCGCTCTCCGGCTCGAAATTCGTTCCGTCGAAGCTGAGCGTCTGGTCGTGGTCAGTGAAGCCAAAGGTGACGCCGTCGGCGCGCGTGATCCGCCAGCACCAGGCGAGCGTCGTCGTGCCCTCGTCGAGATGGGCCTGCAGGGCGGGATCGAAGGTCTTCATCGGCGCAGTTCCAGCAGCGGAATGGAGGTGATCGAGCCGAGCCGCTCGAGGTCGAGCGTCACGTCGAGTGCATCGGTGTCGAAGCGGACGGGCACGTCGAACTCGAAGCCCGCGGTGATCGCGACGCCTGCGCCCGGTGCCGCGCCAAAGCTGACGACACCTGTCGTGGTGTCGACCGACCAGCCGGAGGGTTGATCCACCCCGCCGAGGGCGATGCGCACGGTGCCCGCCACCGGTTTGGCGATGGCGCGCGTCCATGATTGCGCGCCGGAGGCGTAGCGCTTCACCAGCTGGAAGGCGGTCGTCGCGCCGTCGCCGGTGCCGATCGCCTGATCGGTGGGCGACGGCGTGCCTGAGGGAAGACAGGACTTGAAGTCGCCCCAGTCCTTGAAGCGGAAGCCATGGAGGCGACCGTTCCGCGCCTCGAAGAAGGCGACTACCGCCGCCAGATCGTCCGCGCGGCGGATGCCGTAGGCGACATCGTACCGGCGGCGCGAGTTGGCCCAGCTGGCGTTCCGCTCCTCGTCGCCCGAGGCGAGCTCGACGATCTGGGTGCGCCGCTCCGGCCCACCGCGGGCGCCGCGGCTGATGTTGTCGGGAAACCGGACCTCGTGAAACGCCATCACATGCCCCTCCGACCGAGGGACACAGCGCGGGCGATGTCCGCGGCGACCTGCGTGCGGGACTGCCGGAAGCTCTCGGCGTCGCGGGCCATGATCGTGATGTTGACGCCGCCGCCTGCGCCGTAGCTCTGCGCCTCACGCCGCGACAGCACCCGCTCGCCGCGCTGCAGGATCGCGGGCACCTCGTCATGGCGTAGCCCCGCCATGCCGCCGGAATGCATCCGGGGCGCAGCGGCGAAGGCCATGGCCGGGACCATGCGCGAGGGTCCGGACGATCCGACCATCCCGCCCGCATGCAGGACGTTGGCGAAGATGCCGCCCGCCCCGGAGAACACGCCGGAGAGCGCGTTGGCGATCGGCCCCAAGATGAAACGCCGCGCCGCGAGCTGGGCGAGATCGGCCAGCAGCGAGGTGACCAGATCGCGGAAGTTCAGCTTGCCGGTCTTCACGAACTCGCCGACCGCGTTCTCGGCCGACTGGAAGGCGCCGACGAGGCTTTGGCCGATGTCGCCGCCAATGTCGCGGGCCTTGCTGGCATAGTCCGACAGCGCCGCCGTGACCGCCTGCCAGCCGGTGAGGGCTGCCTTGGTCGCGGGCTCTGCCGCAGCTGCTGCAGCTCCGGCGGCTGCGCCCGCACCTGTCGCAGCGCGCCCGGCTTCGCCAAGCGCCGTCTCCAGCCGCTCGGCAGCACTAGTGGCCTCGGTCAGCGCATCGGCACTGGCCTCGTCGGTGCCGCGCACGGCATCGCGCAGGGCCTGCCAGCTTTCCAGCGGCGCGCGGGCCCCTTCCGCCAGATCGCGCGCCGCGCCGCGATAGAGGTTCGCAGACTCGAGCGCCCGGTTTGCCGCCTCCATGAGTCCAAGATCGGGCGCGGTGAGCGGATTGTCCTCGAAGGCACGGTCGAACGCCGCCTGCGCCGCTGTCGTCGCGGCCGTCGCCGCACCCTCGAAGCGGTTCTCGATCTGCCCAAGGTCAAGATCGGGGATGACGGAGATGCGTCGCTCGGACCCAAGCGCTTCCAGCCCCTGGTTGATCCCGCCGATGAAACCGTTGATGCGCGAGACCACGCCGTTCAGCATCGCCTCGACGCCGTCGACCAGACTGTTCGCCGCCTGGAACGCCAGATCGCCGATGGCGGCGGGCAGCAGACCCCAGATCGCCTTGATCGCCTCGTAGGCCCCCTCGAACGTGTTCGCGGCGGTGTTGCCGAACGCCACCACGCTCTCGATGGCGCTCTGCATGCCCGACGCGGCATCTGCCTGAAGGTCGAAGAACATCGCCGTGGCGGCCGAACCCGCCGCAGCAGCGCCCATGCGGATCCGCTCCCAGACCTCGACGGCCACGTCCATCAGGAGCGACAAGGCCTCGCCAAAGCCGCCTGCGCCAGAAACGAGACGGGTGAACTGGTAGACGAGTTCGCCAGCACCGACGATCAGGGCACCGATGCCGGTGCGGATCAGCGCCCCGCGCAGGACGACCAGCGCCGTGGCGAGACCGCGCACGGAGAGCGCCGCAGCCGCCATGCCAGCCACCCAGCGTCCCGCGAGGAAAGTGGCGAAGGTCGCGGCATAGGTGGTCAGACGGCCGATGTTGTCGAAGAGACCACGGATCGCAATGCCGAGCGGCCCGGTGCGGCTGGCGACCGCCGCCATGGCATCGGCGACGGCTTCCAACGCCGGAGCTGCGGCAACGGCCAGCTGGTTCGAGAGCCCGCGCCAGATCAGCCCAAGCCGGGAGATCGCATCGTTCGTGCGCTCGATCTGGTCGGCATCCTGCTCGGAGACGACCACACCGAAGGCGAGCACGTCCTCCGTCGCCTGGCGCAGCGTCGCGGTGTCGATCCGGCTCATCGCGATGGAGCCTTCCTCGCCGAAGAGCTGCCCAGCAACGGCGGCGCGCTCGGCGGCGGGCACGAAGCTCTCGATGGCCGCATTGATCGCGCCGACCCGCTGGTCCAATGGCAGGGCGATCAGGTCGTTGGCCGAAAGCCCCAGCCGGTCCAGCGCATCCGCGGCGGGGCCGGTCCCGGCGGCCGCCTGGCTGAGACGGCGCGTCAGATCCTTGGTGGCCTGCTCGATGCCGGACATCGAGACGCCCGCCAGCTCGCCCGCGCGCTCGAGCGTCTGGATCGAGGCGACGGTGGTCCCGAGCGACTGCGCAAGCTTCGCCTGCGCATCCACCGTCTGCAGGCCGGAACGCACCATGGCGACGCCCGCGGCCGTGGCTGCTGCGACGGCAGCAGCTGCCGCAACCCGCACCCTCCGCGCGAAACCGGCGAGCCGAGCGTTGGCCGCCTCCATCTCGCGGCTCAACCGACCAAAGCCTCTGGCACCAGCCTCGCCGACGCCTTCCAGCTCGGCACGCACCTGTCGCCCGCCGACCGCAGCGAGGCGGACGCTGACCCTCTTCTCAGCCATGGGAGTGATCCATCTGTTCGTTGAGTTTCGCGACCATCACTGCCTCAACGGCGGGCAGAAGTTCGGCCATCGCCGGAGGCGGGATGCCAAGCGCGTCACCGAGGGCGAGCGCGGCCGACATGTCCCAGCCGATCACCGCGCCCGGCAGAACGCGGAGTTGGCCGCCGAGACGGTCGACCAGGTCCCAGACCTGCCAACCCTCAAGCGTAAAGGGCCGGTTCAGCCGCGCCGGGCAGTCTTTGCACGCTTCCGCGCAGGCTTCGCAGTAGCGCTCGCCCCCGCCGAAGGACCATTCGGCGAGGGCGCGGAGGCGTTTTTTTCCTGCTCCAGCAGCAGACCCTTGGAGACGTAAGCGAGCTGGAACGCCTCGAAGATCGGCCAGACATCGAGCAGCGCGTCGATGGCCTCCGCGCTGGGATCGATCGGCTTGCCGTCCGCGTCGCCGATACCGTCCCAGGCGAGCACCGCGCGGCGCGCCAGCGCCTTGGCGAAGGCGACCGCGCGCTCCTCGTCGGAGGCCTCCTCGGGCACGGCTTCGACGGCGGGATCGCTGCGCGTCGCCACCATCAGCGCGGTGGTCAGCGGGCGTAGCCGCACCCGGACGCCGGGGGCGAGATCGTGCCAGCGCGGGGCGTTGGTCAGGTCGAGAGCGAGCATCAATACACCTCTATGTCGTTGATCAGGGTGGCGGTGCACATCCGGCCGACGACGCTGTCGCGGGCGGCCTGCCAGTCGAAGGTCGCCTGCACGCCCTGCGGCCCGGAAATCTCGATCCGCGGGCGCGGCAGGTAGACAGCGTGCACGGTGAAGGTGAAGCTTTCGCCCGAGGGCAGGACGTAGGCGAACTCCATCTCGCAGGCCTCGCCGTTGATGGCCTGCGTCACCAGCGTCTGGTCGGCGAAGCGGACCTCGATCCGGCCGGTGAGCGCCGCGATGGACGGGTCCGCCCCATCGATGCGGCCGTCGTTTCGGATCGTCTCGATGCGGTCGAGGTTGTTGGCATAGGTGATCTCGGCCGAGACCACGTTGCCGAGGGCGGTGCCATTTCGGGTGATCGCCCCGTTGAAATGGCCGAAGCGCTTCAGTTCCAGCGCGGCGGGTGTGCCGGCGCTGGTCGTCGTGCCCACTGCCTCGCCCTGCGCCACCAGCCGCGCGGTCGCGGTCAGCAGCCCCGAGCGCTGCATCTGCCACGTCAGCTGGTCGAGCACGCAGCCGGAATACATCGCGTAGCGCGGGACCTCCGGCATGCCGGTCTCGATCGACATCGAGGGCAGTGTCCAGGACCCGGACTGGAACTCGTGGCTGTACGGGGCCTCCGCGCCGGTGGTCGTCGGCGCGCCGAAAGCCGCCTTCAGCCAGAAGCCGAATGCCTCAGCATCGAGCGGCACCACGACATCGCCATCAGCGGTCACTGCGTCCTTGATCGGCGCCAGCGGATCACGGCCGTAGCCGAGCAGTTCCGAGTTCAGCAGCGGTTGCTCGGCACCGAGCGAGGTGCTGGCGAAGGGCATTCGGGTGAAGCCGCTGGCGGGCGGCGTGCCATAGGTCGTCTCGAACGCAAGCGCCATCAGCGCCCGCGCCCCCTGGGCTCGTGCCATGTTGTTCTCCTCAGGTTGTCGGGATCAGCCGAGCGGATCGGCCGTGGAATAGTGCAGCACCACCGGGAGTGAGGCGGATCAGACGACAGTCCAGTGGACTGTCGTCCCGCCGAACGCGGCCTTCAGGCTGGCCGCAGGTTCACCCAAGCGGGTCGTCAGTTGAATAATGCAAGACGACCGGAACGACCGCCGCCTTCAGACTGGCCGCGCCCTCGACAGGCAGATCGACCGGGCGCGGAGCCTCCGCCTCGACCCAGTCGCAGAGCCCTCCTAGCGACCGGTCGGCGGCGAGCGCCGAGCCGATGCTGGCAGTCAGCGTGTCGAAGGCGGCGTCACGGTCGGCGCCTTGCACGACCGCCTCGATCTCGGCGCGGTGCTGGTAGTGGTATCGCAGCGGCGACAGCGTGACCTCGGGCTCCCCCGGCTCGCCGTCGCGCAGGATCAGCAGGCCCTCGGCCGGGATACGTTCGGGCAGTACCTCACCGCGCAGGGCAGCGGCGGGCAGCGCCGAGAGCCGCGCGTGCAGCGCGGCGAGGATGATTTCGCGGGGAGTGGGCATGCGGAAAACCCGTAGGGATGCGTTGCTAGCTCTTCGCGCTCCGCCTATTCAGCAGCTTCAACCGAGAGCATTGGAGATAGTCTCTTGTCCGAAAAACAGGATCATGCGGCCGAAGACGCGAGAGAGATCTGGAACATTCTTCAGACGGCGAAATGCATGGCTCGTTATGACAAGATCAGCCACGAAATCTTGGCTGAACTCCTGGTCTCGATCGCAACCGGCGGCGAGGTGATTGGCGGGAACAACCGCGGATCCGATGTTCGCTCCCCGCAATTTGGCCTCATTGAAGTTAAATCGCGGATCCTCGGCACCGATGGCCCTTACCCCCGCGTTTCGTTGAAGCAGCACAATCTCGACAAGGCGGACTGGTTCGCGGCAGTTCGGTGGCACCGCAACTATGCCCTCTATGACGCGGTCATGCTCCCCAAGCTCGTCGCTCGGGAACTCTACGAGAAGAAGAGGCAGGCGACCGGGCTGGCGCATATTGGCTGGGCTGATTGGTCGTCAGCTGTGGGCGCTAAAAACATTCGGGCGGAATGCGAAGATGTGATGCATGGGTTGCGTTAGAACCGCTGATCCACCCAGTTCGCCACGATCAGCCCCGGCACGCCGTCCAGCGTCCGGTCCGCATCCCGCGCGAGGTCCAGCCGCTTTGGCAACTTGACCTGCGGTACCAACAGGAAGATCGGCGCGGTGACTTTGCCGCGCCCGGTCTTCGAGCGCGACACCACCGCCTGTCCCTTCGTGTTCAGCCGTCCCTCCGCCACAAGCAGGCTCGGGCCGCTACGGCGATAGACGAAGCGCAGGCGCAGCCCGCGTCGCCGCTCCCATTCGCCGGGTGTGATCCGGCCGCCCCGCAGGGACTTGCCCGCTGCGGGCAGCGGGATCGCCAGCCAGAACCCGTTCTTCGAGCGGATCAACGGCCCCGTGTCATGCGCGCCCACGATGACCGGGGCCTTCGACCAGACCAGCGCAGCCGCGTCCAGGCTCTCGCCCGACCGCGGGAAGTTCTGGCTCCGGATCGAGTTGGCCAGCCGCGTGCCGAGCCCCGCGCCGGTGATCTGCAACCGCCAGGCCGACTTCAGACCGGTCCCGGCCTCGCGCATGGCGGCGGTGACGGCGCGTTCGCCCGCTGCCACCTCCGCCGCCATCATCGCGACGATGTCGGGATCGATGTCGAGCTTCAGTTTCACGCGGGCCTCAAGTCCACGGTCCAGACGATCCGCTCTCGGTCGCGGACCGGCTCGCCCTGGATAAGGAACGCGTCGCCATCAATCTCGATCCGGTC